TCAGCTTTTCATGTAAAAATGGATCATCGGCAATGGGTGATTCTTCGCTGTTAAACACCAAGCTATCCCATACGCCGCCTTGGTGCTTGCTTAGTTTATGGTGTGTGTCGTAAAAAAAGCCATTGTTGCGTGTCGGCTGACTTGTTAATACCATTCTATTGCGTCTATCCGATAATGCACCACCCAATACACCAAAATTGGCATCGGGAACACCTGACGCTTCGTCTGCCCAAATAAAAAGCCAGTCACCGTGCAAGCCTGCTAAGTTTTCGGGTGCGCCTTTAGGTGCTGTTTTAGCTATAATATGCCATGTTTTCTCATAGCCTTTAATGCACACACTTTCGGCTTTAATGACAATATGCTCGGCAAGCCATGCAAACTCACCTAGCATCATCAAGTTATAGCAAATGGTTATCTCTTTCCAAACTTGATTGCGTAATTGGGTAATTTGTGGTGCGGTAAACATCATAATACTATTGGCATAACAACATAAATGCCATAAACCAACGATACCTGCGCTGCGTGTTTTGCCTGTTGAATGGCCTGACGATACAGACACCCGACAACCATTATTTTGTATCAATTCAAAAAGGTCAAACTGCTGCCAAGTCGGGGCTGGATTGCCGCCCTCTTTAACATCATTCATGCCGCACACTTCAACGGCAAAGCGGCCTATATCGTAGGCGTATCGCTCGATAAAATCCCACCATCTAGGGTCATCTAGTAGCGCAACCGCTTTTGTTTTAACTGCCATCTTGTGAGCCAACACTCATAAAAGGGTCAACTTCGGTTAATGTGACTTGTAGTTCTTGCAAACTGTCTTCGCGCTTGTTTAGGTCAATATCTAAAGTAGAGACACGCACTTTGTATTTGTATTTGCTATAACTTTTGTTAATTAGCGTATCCTCATCAAATACACCAATTAACTTTTTACCCACTTTTGTTGTGCCGACTGTTTGGTCTAAGTGGATAATCAATACATCAAACGTGTAGCTGTCGGGAGCGTTTGCTGTGCCGTCTTTGTTAATCATTTGATTTTTTTTAGCGGACAAATACCGCTTTATTACGCCGTTTGTATGGTCAAAAAACGTCATACGAATTTCGACACGCTCTGACTGTTGAATACTATCGCCTTGCAACATACCTAATTTAATTGCATCGCCTGTAATCGCAATTGGATTAAAACTTACACCCATCGCCAATAAGTCAATAACAGTATCAAGCCCTTGCTCTAGTCCGTTTTCAAAATTGCTTATACTGCCTTTAGGTTTACGATTAGGCCAATTTTTATCGTAAAACCGCACTAAAAAAAGATTGTTTTTGGCGTAGGCTTTAGTAAATGCTATTTGTGCCAGTTTTTGCGTTTCTTTACGGCTATAACCGCCTAATAACGGGTTAGGCACAACTTGATAAGGGTCTGCCAAAAAACTTTTAACAGCTCCAATCAAACCTTTCACATTTTGATATAGTCCTGTTGCTTGGTTAATCGCGCCTAGTCCTGTACTCACATAATCGTTATTTAATACTTTGTTTAAGCCACTACTTGCCGCACTTAACGCTCCGCCCTCCGCATTGCCAAGTGTTTTGTTTAGTTTATCCGCTCCCGATACTTGAGCTTTGATAGTATCAAAAATCCCCATTATCGCCTCCGTTCTGAGGTAATCCTTGACCGTCATCAGGTGCTTTAGCTTGTGCTAAACCTTTGGATACCAAATCCGCTGAGTCTTCATCTAGCATCATTTGGGTAGATAACAAGTGCTTAATGACTTCGGGGGATAACCCTAAATCTTTTAATTGCGCCAATGTTTGTATGAGTATGCCGCCTGTATTCATGGTTGCTAACTTGGTATCTTGAGCCTCTTTTTGTTGTGCGCTAATACCTGAGTAGAAGTTAATTACCCACGGCCTGTCATGCTCACTAAACGCCAAATTGCTTTTTTTGTACAAGTGAATATCTATAATATCGTTAATCGCATGAGTGATAGCATTGCGAATCATGCGACTGCGTTCTGCTACTTGTGCTGACACTCTAAAAAAACCACCTTCGCCTAAGCCGCCCGACAATAAATCAGAAAAGCCAAGCATGGCCAAGTCAATACCTAGCCCACCCGATAGCTGCTTGGCATGAAACATGACATCTTCAATGGCTATACCACCTGTACGCTGTGCGCCTGTACCACCCTGCACTTGCACAAGCTGCTTTTCGCTCCACACAGGGATAAACTGACGCAATCTACCCAATAATGACCTACCTTCTTTAACTGCTTCGGCTGTTTGTTTTGCTGTTGCATCAAACATAGCCGTTAAGTTTTTCATGGTCGCTTTTTGTTGGTTAATCGTCATATCGGACATATTAACCGTCAACAATGCCTCATCAATCCCGTCTTGAATCCGTTGGCCTACCATGCCTGAGATAGACATAATCAAATGGTTGTAGGGGTCTTCAATTCCCTCTAAAAAGCTACCACCCACCAATGATGGCAAATAAGGCAAATTGGCAATATCATCTTCTAAAATAGCCGTTTTAAAGGCTTTTTGCATTACCCGTGCTTGTGGGGTGTAAATGGTTCTCGGCATTTTTACCCGTACCATTTGCGTAGTGGATAGTTTAATCCCTGCGCTATTAGTTGCTGTACCCACCACATAACCCATTGTTTTGCTGCCCTGTTCAAACGGCTGCACCAATGGCGGCAATACAATTTCATCACAAATTAAATCAACAACACCTATTTTGTCACTGCTATAAACACGGGCATAACTATCTCCCCATGACACCGCATTAAACGCCAAGGTGTATATATTTTTGTTTAATAACTCTTTAAGGTCTTGGTTTATTTCTTCGATTAGTTTTTTCTTTTTAGGGTCTGTTTCGGCTTCGGGTGTACACTCAATAAAAACTACATCGCCCTTGCTTTCATGGCCTCCTAGCGCGGCTGTAACGTGTAGGCGCAATCCTGCATTAACAAACGAGTTTTGCTGCATTTGCTGATATTTAGCATAAATCTGCTGACGGCTTCTTGCTTCGGCATTGCCACCCAACAAAATAGCCGTAGAGACTGGCTCAACGTCCATCAGGTCAATTTTTGATAATGCGCCTTGCTCTTGTACATTTTCTTTGCCGATAAAAAAACTTTTGGCGCGTTCTTTCCAAGTCGGCTTAGGGATTTTGGCTTGTGGTGGATATTGGTTATTAGCAGGCATGGCAAAAAGTCGCTTAAAATTAAACTTAGCTTATTGTCGCTTTTTAATTGGCTTGTATTGTTTAGGGTTACATCAATTGGGCGTACCCGTTGTAGCTGTGTTGCCATCATCGGTATAAGGGTGCGTATGCGTTTTAAGACTCTTGCCGTCTGCCGCCACATCACCGCTTGATACAGTCACATTACCTACAATGCTTGCACCACTGCCACCCGTGCCGCTAATAGCCCCTGCCACCGCTAAATTGCCTGTAATGCTTGTATTGCCCGTGATATTTACAAGGCTTGTGATATTGGTATTACTTGCATTTACCGTGATTGTTGTCGCATCCACTGTTACCGTAGTAGAAGTTACTTTAACCGTAGGTGCAATAACTTCTACCGTTTCGCTTTCAACAATGACTTTAACATTGCCTTTAATTTTGATGATGTTATCGGCCAAAATCTCAAAACTGCCATGGTGATGATAACGGCGCGTAGAATCATCATTGCCTGTACGCTTGTTACGATAACCGACAATAATCGGGTAACGTGGGTCGCCTCCCTCAAACTCCACCCAAACAAAATCACCCGATAAAACCTCGATTGCGGTATTAGACTTATCCCCCAATGGGTAAAGTAACTCCGCATCAAGTGCGGTATCCGCCCCATTATCTAAAGGCTCTATTTTGACTTGTGCGAGGCGTGTATTAGCATCATAGCCAACAACAACGGCTGGGTATTTAAACATCACTTTTCAAGCTCCCCTAGCCATAGTCGCGTGTATTGATTACCGCCCTCGTTGTCGGCCTCTGTTTCAAACACATGAGCCGCCGTGATTATTGCCATAGGTTTATCGCCAATCGCAATCACATCGCCAGCATTGAATTTATCGTTATAACCTAGGCTCATTTCGTATTTAGTAATAAGTGCGCTAGTCATATTATTGATAGCGCGGTCACTATGCCGTGGCGTGTACTGCATGGTGCGTACTTTGCTTGTATTGCCTTTTGTGATTGTGCGACTATCGTCTGTAGAGTAAAAACTAGGGACTAAATGCCGCTCTAAAAATCCGCTTGCTATTTGTTCGGCTGCACTGCTTGGCACGGTCAATCTTGGTGGTTGCGTCATTAAATCCGCCAAACGCACACAATCTAATTGCTTGCTTTTAACACGCACAATCGCGGATTCTTCTTGCAATACCCTTGCAATCATTTCGGACGGTAACTGCCCTAAAAACGACACAAACAACGGCACAGTAAAATCATTTTTAATGCTGATTTTTGCGCCACAGGCTTTATAAATTGCACCTAAAGAATTGTTTTTAAGGATAACGGCCTTTTGCCGCCTATAACCAATGGCCGCACAAGGCGCAAAAATAGCGGTTATGTCAATTGTGCCACGGTCGGGTATTTGTGGGCTTTTTTTGACTTGAGACTTGATAATTTGCAAAGGTATTGCTTCGCCAGTCACATACAGTATTTTTTCTTCGACAAGTTCTTTTTCTAAATCGTCATTGTGCCGCACCTGTAACTCTAACGAAACAGGAATAGGCACTAAATCAGTACGCAACGTAGCTGACAAGATATAATTTGTCGGTATCAATGCGTTATTACTTAGTTGGATTAGCATTATTAGCTATCGTCTGCATAAATATCTAAATTACCAACACCTACAAAGGGCTGATAAAACGCTTTTCGTGGTAAATCTAACTCAAGCTGTTTAATTTCGGCTGATAACTCACTGCTTGACCTACCGTAAACATCAACACCTAAACCACGGCTTGCTTCTAAACGTAAGGCGTTTTCGTGGTCTGCATAGGCATTAAATAGCGGTTGTATGATTGCCCACTCGCTAGTCGTTAAAGTCACCGCATCGGTTAATTGAGTTAATGCTGGGGTCACTGACGGGTCTTGTTCAAAAAAGTAAGATACCTCGGCATAACCTGCATAAAAGCGCACCGCTTTAAGCATAGCCTTGGTTACATCAGGCTCACCAATAACCAAGCCCCCCGTTAATCGG